GCTCCGAACCCGTTGACTCAGACCCTGCGGTTGCTACAACTTGCTAGCTCGTATGCAGATGTAGTTATTGACCCAGTCACTGGCGAAGAGAAGATTGTTTTGTCGGACCCCTCCTGTAAGGTGGATGCTCTGATGGACGATATCAAGAACGATGATTACGAAGGCGACTCGGTTGCTGTTTGCGCCGTATCGCGTCAGCTAATCGAACTCCTCAGCGCACGCATGACTAAGGAAGGTATCGAGCACGGTCTAATCACTGGTGCTCAGTCCGAAGACGAACGTCAGAAGGCTATTGATGATTTCCAGTCAGGCAAGATTAAGTGGATTCTATTCACTGCACAGGCTGGCGGTGTGGGTGTAACCCTTACAGCTGCACGTCGCCTAGTAATGCTCCAGCGTCCGTGGTCGCTAGTCGACTATAAGCAGGCACTGGACCGCGTTCACCGCATCGGTTCTGAGATTCACGACTCGATTCTCATTACTGACTACGTGACCGAGGACACAATCGAAGAGCGTGTAATCCAGGCTCTCGATACCAAGGCCGACAACTTTGAGCAAGTTGTAAAAGACAGGGCTAAGCTACTTGACATGCTCAAGAGTGAGAAGTAGGATAGAGACAAATGACAGACGTACAACCAATCCGCATCTCCAACTCGGAGATTCAAACATTCAAAGACTGCCGTCGTAAGTGGTACTTCGGTTACTACCGCCGTCTTAAGCCAAAGCAGCAGGAGTTCACTGGAGCACTTGCACTCGGTTCCCGCATCCACGAAGCTATGGACCGCTACTACTCGTCAGACATGGAACTCGACCTGCTCGAGATTCACTCGGAGCTTGTAGCTGCTGACCGCAAGATTCTGATGGATTCATACCGCGACACCTCGGACCTAGAAGCAGAAGCCGAACTCGGACACATCATGCTTCAGGGCTACCTAGAGTGGGTTGAAGACGAAGGTATTGACGTTGAGCTAGAGCGTATCTCGAACGAAGAGATTATCTCGATGCCAATGTTTGATGGACGCGTTGAGCTACAAGGTAAGCTCGACATGCGTGTTCGTCGCAAGTCTGATGGTGCTCGCATGTTCCGTGACTTTAAGACCGTAGGTGGCTCGTTCACCGAGTTCGGTGCGACTGCTCACATGAATGAACAGATTCTTACCTACATGGTTTTGGAAGCTGCTCAGAACGCCGAAGGCGAGCGTTCAGACGGCGGTATCTTCACGATGCTAAAGAAAGTAAAGCGTACTGCCAATGCACGTCCGCCTTTCTACCAGCAGATTGAAGTACGTCACAACATCTACGCACTGCGTAACTTCTGGAAGCGACTCCAGGGTTCCGTCGGTGATATGCTTAACGTCCGCGATGCTCTCGACAAAGGCGCAGACCACCAAGAAGTGGCCTACCCTCGCCCAAGTCGTGACTGCAAGTGGAAGTGTCAGTTCTTCTCCGTTTGTCCACTAGTGGACGACGGCTCGGCTGCAGAAGCAGCTATTGAAGATTCGTTTGCGGTTGGTAACCCTTACGACTATTATGGAAATACCGAAGAGAAGAAAGGAAGTGAGTAATGTCAGAAGTAACACGCAGTTTGACAATTATGGTTCACGGCGAATCCAAGGTTGGTAAGTCCAGCCTTGCTGTTACAGCACCTTACCCACGCCTAATGCTTGACGTAGAGGGTGGACACCGATTCCTCCCAATCAACGTCAAGTACTGGGACCCAATCCGCGAAGAGCCACCTGTGGCTGACGGAACCTGGGACACTGTCGTAGTAGTGGTTCGTGACTACGATGTCGTTATGAAAGCCTTCCAATGGCTTCAGAGCGGTAAGCACCAGTTCAAGTCTTTGATTATTGACTCCATCTCGGAGCTCCAGGTCAAGTGCATGGACAACATCGCAGGCACAGAGCAGATGAAGATGCAGCAGTGGGGCGAGCTACTTCGCCACATGGGTGCTCTTCTGCGCGACCTACGTGACCTGACGAATCACCCTACTCAGCCTCTCGAGGCTGTTGTTCTGACTGCTATGTCCCGTAAGGGTCAGGATGGCGTATACCGTCCTTACCTACAGGGTCAGCTAGCAATTCAGGCACCATATTTCTACGACATCCTAGGCGCAATCGCCGTGGAGCAGGTCCCTAACCCAGACCCGATGCAGCCTCCTTACAAGGTACGCCGCATGTATGTAGAGCGCACACCAGAGTACGAAGCTGGTGAGCGTGTACAAGGTCGTCTCGGCAAAATTGTCGAGCAGCAAGACCTTGGCATTGAGCGTATGCTCGACATGGTTTTCGGAGAGAAAACTAAACCAACCACTAAGAAAGCAGGTTAATACCTATGAGCTCACTAAATTGGAGCGACCTCGTTAAAGAGGCAGGCGATGTAGCAAGCTACGAGCCACTACCAGACGGCGACTACGACCTAAAGGTCGTCGAAGCTACAGCCAAGGTTTCGGCCTCTGGCAAGACCATGTTTGCCCTCAAGACCGAGGTACAGTCTGGTCCACACGCAAAGCGTCTCGTATGGGACAACCTGGTTGTCTCCCCTGAGAACAACGCTGCTCTAGGTATGTTCTTCAAGAAGATGGGTGCTCTTGGTCTTGCCAAGTCATTCTTCGACCAGAACCCAAGCAACGCTCAGATTGAGGCCGCTCTTCTTCACCGCACTTTCCGTGGCCAGGTTGGCTCGCGTGTTTGGCAGGGTTCGAAGAAGAACGAAATCAAGATGTACTACGTAGTTCCTGCTGGTACTCCTGAGGTCGCTGTACCTACAACCCCGTTTGAGGCTGCTGCCCCAGCTCCAGCCCCAGCACCTGCTCCAGCTCCTGCCCCTGCCCCAGCACCTGCTGCTCCAGTGGCCGCGACTGACGCACCGTTCTAAAACAATGTAGCGGAGGGGGCATCCTAGTGATGCCCCCTTTCTACTAAAGGAAACTATGAAAATACTTCTAACTGGTATGGCATCAAGCCACACGTCTCCAAAAGCCAATAAGAAAAACAAGAACTTTTTTGGCACACTGAATGACGCTCTGCTGACCCTGAAGCATGAAGTAGTTTGGCAACCAGCAAGCGTCCTATGGACCAAAGAATACCTAGAACAATTTGATGCAATCTTTGTAGGCATTGTTCCGCCAACGTCCGTAAGTGCTAATAAAGCCTACGGAGCTTTGAGCGTACTTGAGCTAATGTTCAGCTCTCCTAAACTTAAATTAGTAGTCGACAGCCCTCAGCAGTGGCAGATTGAGCCAAGCCTAAACTCGGTCGTAAACAACCCTGAGAGCCTCGTAAAACCCTTTTATTCCAAGCGTTCCGAGTACCTAGAGGCCCGCTCAAAAGCCGTCCTAGAGCGTCTGGTGGCCGCCTGTAGGCTTCTCCTGACCGAGTCCTGGCCAATCACTTTATATCCTGGATTGCCTTGGAAAGACGACGAATCTGTCGCTTCTAACCTGCCATCTGGAGCTGCTAGTAGTCTTCTTGGCTTCAATTTTGACCGCTACTACAGCCACACAAACCCAATCAACGAAGCTAAAAATGAAGACAGTGCCTGGGTCTCCACTAACCTGACATCAAAATGGTCTGAGAAAGTGGCCGAAACAGTAAAGCACCCAATCAAACCACTTCGTGAGAAGAAGAGCGACACAGACGAAGAAGCTCTCTACAACATCCACCACTCAATTGGTCTACTGCTCTCCCCTCAGGAACGCTCAGGCGGGACCTGGTGGTCATACTCGCTGGTTCAGGCACTAAGCAACCTGACCCCAGTAGCTACCGAGTGGCGTGAGTCAGCAGAAATCTCTCCACGCTGGGCACTTCTTCCTTATCAAATTGAAGAAATGACAGCGCAAGAGAGATACATGCACGCACTAGAGCAACGTCAGACGTATCTGGATGCCATTCCAGAAATCGAAGAATCACTAACCGTTCTAAAAAACCTACTAAAAAACAACTAGGAGAAGAAATGCCAGAAGTAAATTTTGACTGGGTACGCCAGCAGATGCAAGAAGCCAAGGTAAAGATTGGCTCAGGTAAGGCCGTGCTAAAGCTCCTTGAGCTATGGGAAGGCGAGAACCTATCCCCAGCACTAGCTAAAGAAGCCGTAGAAGTATTCAGTAAGCTTGCCCTAAACCAGGCTCTAACAGCTGGTCAAGAGTCTCCAGATGAGGTTTGGATTCCTGCTCAGCCAGGTCAGATTACTGTCGGTGACGAAGTTCGAGTTCTTACTAACGCTTTCGATGACGCAACTGGTGCAATGCACAACGGGCGTCGCGGTAAAGTAGCTGCTATTCGATACGGTGACATTATCTTCAAGTCAACTGATGGTAAGGAACCTGTACTAGATGGCGTTCACTACTCACCATACAAGCTTGAGAAGAGAATTAAGTAATGGCACGCATTAACTTCCACCTAAAGTTCAATGCAGACGATGCTGTCGAAGCAAACAAATTTGCGACAGAAATCATTGCTGACTTCTTAGGAATTTCAGAGCCAGAAG